CTTGCGCCAAGACGCTCTTCGATCTGGTTGCGGTATTGGAATGCAACGTGCTCCGCGATGTGGGCCATGATTGACGCCTGCATCTGCTGGGCCATAGGGTTTTGTCCCATCTGGCCCATGATCATGGGGTCTTGCATCATGGATGAGTGAACGGCAATGTGGGCGTCGTGGTCTTGGTAGATAAACGCTTTGGTTGGTTTGCCTGTCAAGAAGGCCATGTTTTCGCTAACTGGATCACGGGGCTTCATGTCATCTGAGATGGGTACAAGCTTGTCGGCGTTGCGGATACCCAAGACTTCAATCATCTGGCGGTGCAACTGCGGTAGGTCGTAAATCTGAGGAGCGCTCTGGGCCAACTGAATTACAGCTTGGTACTGCATGATCCGTTGGGCCATGGTCGAGCTGTTGGGGTCCGACACTGGAATCACTTCCACCATGTCGTAGTCTTCTTTCTTAGCTCTTGGGTCCCCGCCGTTCGGAACATACTCGTAGTCACCCGGGGTGTTGTTACGGATAATCTCTTTCAGGAGCTTGAACTCCTGCTTCATGGAGAAATGAACCCGGGCCTGTACCGCGCTCATGGTCTTGAGTTGACGCTCAAGAAGAGCCAGAGTTGTGCCAACCGGGGCGTTGGCGCTCATGTCGCTGATATTCATATCAGCAATCGAACCAAGGCGGCGACCCTCCTCTGTAATGCGGTCCAACAATAAAGCCAGAACTTGACTTGGCTCTTTGTAAGGCAGGGGCATGATGTTGTCACGCACAGTGCCGGAAGGAACGTCCACATCACGGAACTCGCCCGGAGCGATTGGGGTGTCATCACCCTTAATGCGCAGGCCTCGGGATTTCAAGCCACCGGGCAGGTTGGACAACGTACCAGCGTCTACCAACTGACGGATCAAAGATGTGCCAGCCCGAGCATAGCCGCCAATCAGGTGGATGTAGCCAAAGCCGTAAGCGCCGAATCCGGGCACGTAGTCGTATTGGACAAAGTGCTGACGCTTGAGTTTCTTCTCGTCGTCCTCTTTCCAATTTCGATACACCGACAGAACTTTGTTGGTGCCTTTGTCGATGGTCACGATGTAAGGGAGCGCGATGCCATCATCATCCTCGTACCCGGGCACGTCGTAGTCCACTTGAATCTCAAGGAACTGGTAGCGGTCGTCATCAGAGACGGAGTAGCCCTGCTCTTCAGCTTTCTTTTTCTCCACATCGTTGTGCATGATGACTGGCTCACCCAGCTCAACATCACGGTAGAAGCCTGCGACCTGAAGCTTGCGGAAATCATTTTTGGTCTTGCGCATCACATGGGTGACACGCTCTGCGGTACGAGCGCCAGATGAACCATAGGGGATGATCACATCCTCTGCGGGGCAGAAAATTGATGTCTGACGACCCAAGCTGGGGTCAAAGTAGACCTTCTTAAAAGCTGCGCCAGCCAGACCCAAGTTGAAAAGCATGCGCTCATGCTCTGGGCGGTACTCAGGCATTCCGTCAACCAACTGGAAGTTCATGTCGGTGCGAACACGCTCCGCAGCCTCTTCCTTGAGTTTGTCGATTGCGCCAATGATCTGCGTCTTAACGGGGCCTTGGGCAGGGAATGTCTCAATGATGGTCTCGGACTGAAAGCGAACTGCGGCTTCAGTCAGGAGGGTAGAAAAAACCCCGCAGGCTCCCGTCCAAGGTTCGGTTCGCTCTTCATACTTCATGCCCAGAACTTCAAGGCCCTTGACATACATCTCTACCCATTCTTTGCGGGAAGATATGTCTGACTCAACCTCCCCAACCAAATCAGAGCCCATCTTCTCAAGCTCACCCTCGTCCATGTATTCAGCCAAGTTGGCATCAAACGGGATGCTTTCTTCTTCCGGCATCAGGTCAATCATCATTCCATCGATGCCAATTTGTACATCATCAGGGTTGTCAATCATGATCTCTATTGCCGGGGTGTCATCCTCAACAACGTCCAAAAAATCCAAGCCACTTGGGGCTGGTGCGAGGGATGAAACCATGCTGCTCGTTGCCATATTTAATCCTAATAAAACGCGGCTTTACGCCGGAAGGACAAAGGTTCGTCCTGCTCATCGGATTCTAGTCTCAAGAAGCCGCCTTGTCGAAATCTTGTAATGGCCATCACAGCGGTGTCAGCCAAGTCATCGTGTGCCGCGTTAGGGAAAGAGGCCATCTGGTCAATCAACTCTCTTGCCCAGCGAGTATCCGGCGCCCAAACTTTGCCACCTTGAAAGATGGGGGACACCGAGTTCATCCGGGCTATCTTGTCGTTCGACTGCTGACGTGTCCCCCGACTTGGGGTGTACCCCCTGACAAACATGTCCGACTGCTGGTTCAACTCCTGAATCAAAGAGGCTCCTGCGGCCTTGGCTTCAATAATACAGTCATCCGGCTCCCACTCAAGGTAGTGCTCACGGGCTTTTTCCTTCAATTCCGGAAACTCCATCCGCTTTTGAAAGGCATCCAGCAAGATAATGTTCGGGTTATTTGGGTCTTCACCCAGAAAAAAGACGCCCCAAGTGGTGCAGGCCGAGTAATCCGACCGTTCGCTCTTGGTAAAAGCCGTATCCCAAGCCTGAATAATGAACTCGCACTTCGGCGGGTCTTCTTTTTCCCAGACTTGCCACCACTCGCGCTTAACAATAGCACCTTCTTCGCCAGTGGGCCTCTGTTGATACTGAGCATTCCACTTAGCCGGGGCCAATTCCTCCTTCAGCGCCTCGAGCAGCTCCAGTGACCAGTACTCAGGCCATAAAGGATTGCCAGAAGGCAGAATCGCGGGGAACTCAATCACCCGCCACTCGTCATCTTTACCTCTTTCGCCAGCATCCTTGAGGACTCGGCCAATCAAATCGTTCTCGCCCCAGCGCGTCGCAATGATAATGATCGACCCGTTAGGCTGAAGTCGCTGCCGAGGGCCAGAGGTGTACCACTCGTACGCCTTGTCATATATAGAGGGGTCATGCGCAGCTAAGGTCGCCTCCCCTTCAGTGTGAGGGTCGTCAATGATGACCAAATCAGCTCCCCGGCCAGTCATAGTTCCCCCAACGCCGATAGCAAAGTACTCCCCCACCTCATTCACAGCCCAACGGCCAGCAGACTTAGAGTCCTGCCGGATGTTCGTGCTCGGGAAAACTTCGTGGTACTGCTCACTCATCACCAAGTTACGGACCTTCCGGCCAAATCCAACGGCAAGCTCTCCCGTGTTCGACGCCTGCATCACCTTCTTGTCAGGAAACTTCCCAAGGAACCAAGCCGGCAACATATAAGAACCGAACTCAGACTTCGTATGCCGCGGCGGCATGGAAATTGCTAGTCTCTTTAATTTCCCCGAGGCAATATCCTCAAACGCTTTGGCCACGACAGCATGGTGCCGGCCATGAATAAACCCCGGCCACATCTTTCTAACAAAAGCCATGAAGGACGCTTGGCACTTTTCCCGCTCTAGCGCAGCTTTGTACTCAGCCACTTGCTCCATGAGCTTTTCCTGCTCATGTATTGGCAACTGCGCAACCAACTTCTCCAAGTCGAGATTCTTTTCGCTCACTCAAGCTCCTTTAAGTTCTTGTAGTTCACCCATGCCGGTCTAATCGTCCTACCCACTCCATCCATCTTCTTCACCACACCCAATTTTACAAGCCGGTCCACAATGTTTTTCGTAGACCCCATTCCCATCTTCCCACGTACATACGCAATATCCCTCAATGTCGGCGAGAACCCATACTTCTTCCACCACTCATCTATCACAAGAAAAACTTCCTTCTGCGCCGGACTCATACCCGCCTCCATACACTCATCCCTCGTAGGATCGCTACGCCGAATCTTCATGTCCCTGTGGATAACTTTTTTCAAGCAACCTCCACGCTTTGGTTGCTTCGTTGTTTTTGTCATCATTTTTATTTTAAGTTACGCAACAAGTATCTATTTATTTTTCCGTTTTGGCTGCTTATTTTTTAAGCAAAATACCCCCCCGGGGGTCAGCTTTCCGACGATGAAGGGGGGGTCTCCTGTGTGGAGG